ACCTTTCAAGTATCCATATGTATTTACCAGACATCCATACAAAAGTAAATCAGGATATTTATTCGATATATAAGTTCCAATTGTAGATTTACTAGAATCTGTAAGACTGACTGGTTCTTTGTTAAAAGCCATGGTAATTTCATAAGCGGTATCAGGAGTAGGTGCGATCACCCAATATTCCTCATCCCAATTAGCCCAATATTTAGGAAGGGATGTTGATTGAGTAGCCGGAGTATTATAATATTCAGCCATAAAACTAACATCTCTTTGTTCTAAAAAAACCTGGATATTAGGAGTTACATTATCATTTAATAATTGAACATATCTAATTACGCGACAATTTGCTGGAACACTCACATATCTATTTCCAATAATACAGTTTGAAGTAGAATAAAATCTTTCATCATCAACCTCGACTGCCCTAAAAATAGTATGTTCAGCGTTTTTAATAAGTCTTTCTAAAATAGTATCACTAAGAACTGTACTTCCTACTTCGGTATAGTTTCTAATATCGGTTTGTAAATTTGCTAAAGTATATATTGCCATTATCCGTTAACGACTCCTAAAGTTACAGGTCCCGCAGAATTATTAGAACCTCCTCCAGTTATACTACCATCTGTTGCTGTGCTTGTACTTGTAAAATAAAAATAATTTTCCGGTTCCCCTAAAGTGCCTGCTGCAGTAGTTACACTGCCATCTGAATTTTTCTTTCCAACGGTAATTGTAAATCCAGCTGCTGCACCAATATCACTGACATTATCAAATGTTGGTATAGTAGCAAATTGTTGTTTATTATATCCATCGGCTCCTCCAGAACCAGTAGATGTTACAAGTGGTGGTCCTCTAAACCTTACAATATCACCAGTACTTCTTTGATGATCAATCGAATGAACATTAACGAAAGTACTTCCTCCATATTTTATGATTTCAAAAGGATTATTACTTAACATAATTAAACTAGTTACAGCTGCGGGTTGAGGTCTTGCATTTCTTAATGCTTGGGGATCACCACCATGAAAACGTGGATCTAATTGAGGTTGTTTAGCTTCGTACTCTGAATAATGAACTAAAAAACCATTCCACTCTTTAACCATTTCTGTGTAGGGAAACGCCATTCCTGATCTATCAGAAATAGCCATTGATCTTTTACCTCTAGCAAAAACTCCAGCCATTATACTCCATCCCCATAAAATGTTTGTGGTGTAATATAGGTTGATGTTTGTTCACCATCTGCTGCCATTGCTCTAAGCATTTCATCTTCATAAATTAATTTTAAATTTGGTGTTTGCTCGGGTGAATATTTCATACTTAAATAATAAGCTAATCCCGAAACTAAAGCTGGATAAAAACGAAATACAGTATCAGAGGTATTGGTATAAGCACCTACATCTTCTAATTTTCCCATGTAATAAAAATTAACTAAATAATTTGCTCCAGAAAAACTAGAACTAGGTGTTGTATATAAAAATAGATTTGGAGAAGCAGTTACAGTTCCGGCTGCATTTCTTACGTATGCTTGTCTTTGAATATAATACTGTGAAGGAGTTCCTTTTGCTAATTTATTAGGTAAGGCCGAATAAGTAGATCTACTTATTTTATCTAAGGCTGTATCTACGGGAGCCGTAGCTGTTGTATTATTTCTAACATAAATTTCTAATATATCACTTATGTCAGTTGGAAAATTTGCAGTATCAGCAGTATAATTATATTCTGCCTGTCCCTCAACTAAAGGAACACTTGCTAATTTAACTTTCCAAAGATTAACTCCACGATTGCCCCATTCGGACAATAGAATATTTAATGAACGCCTAGCACTTCTTAATTGATAACCTGTTCGAGTACCCCGTACACTTGTTCTTTCATACGCTTCTTCAATAATCTCATCAATTGAAGGGTTAAAGGCTGTAGTTCCTGAAGTAGCCATTTATCCTCCTTACGCGCCAGTGACTGTTAGTGTAATACTTCCACCTGCTCCAGTTAAAGTACCACAAACACCATCTTTAAATAAAATACCAGAACCTGGAACATATATTGTTAATCCTTCCGTTCCAAAATTATAGGTAGCTTTTAAATTAGCTGCTGCAGTTGCTCCTGTTGTAGCGCTATCGTGTAATAATAATTGAGAACCCGCTATTCCTTCGCCTTGAATTGACGTAACTCTAGTTCTAGCTGCCCTCAATAATGTTACAGCTGCTGTATCCATTTGTAGGGTTGTTTGGTCACTTGTAAATGATCCGCCGCCTGCCATAATTTATCTCCTTTGTCGTGAGCTCCCGAAGGAGCTCACATTATTTTATTTATTACGCAAGATTATTATTCTGTATATATTCTACAGTAATAATCCCTCGTCCAGTTGTATTAGCTGATGAAAGTACATACAATGTAACATCAGAAGTTCCAACGTCAGTCCACGCATCCATATCTGTAATTGTACCACTAGTCCCAAGTTTGATTACGTCTGCTGCTGTTCCTACTGCTAAAGCAGTAAACAATTCAGTTGCCGCTATACTTGTTCCCATACTTAGATTAGCTGCACCAGGTGCAGTTGTAATGTACAAAGTGATTGCTGTGAGTTGGCTATTGGCAGGAATAATTATTCCTGTACTTGCAGCACTTGCTGACGTCTGAGTCCAAGCTACCGATTGTGCCATTTTGACAAAACCTGCATTAGCGCTTGCACCTTCTCTTACTGATCCAGCTTTAATTGGGCCGGAAAATGTAGTTGTGCCCATATTATCCTCCTAGTTTGTAAGATGTAGCCTCTAGGCCGTCGACTATACTCGTCTACATCTATTAAAAAATTGTATAGTGATTAAAATATATATGAAATTTGCGTAGAGCGCAAGGTATCCCTAGGTAAATGTATGATTTTTGATAGCGCTTAAGTGGCTATCGAAACTTCAGGCTTGGCGTCGTTTACTTTAGTTTGAAGAGCTTGCTCTTCAAATTCTTTGGCAATAATTTCTTTAATAATATCTTGAATTTTTTTATTAATTTCAATCATCTTGATATTATGCTTCCCGTCTTTCAGATGCTCCTGTTGCCACTCTAGTTCCAAGTACTTCTTCGTATTGTATAGGTCTTGAGTCATCATTAACCTCCTCGTACGTTATGCGCTTAACTCGGGGATCTAATGTCTTCTCTCCGAGATAGTCCCATTTTACACTCTTTTCTCCCAGCTTGTCAAGGACAGATTGTTCAATAGAAATAGCAGTATCTTCTGCTAAAACTTCAAACTTAGCGTGATAGTTAAAAGCCCAAATTTGGACGAGGAATTTCTTCATTTTTACACCTTGCATAAAAAAAGGGGCGGAATTGTGTTCCGCCCCTTAATTATTTATTTATTATATGTCTGATGCGAAGGCACCTCTAGGATCAGAGAATCCGAAAACGTATCTCTCTCTAGCTTTGTACCTTACATTACCAGTATCGAAATCACCTTCCATTGAAGTTTTCAATGGAGCTCTTGTGAAGTGTTTCAATCCATTAGGAACATCAGTTTTAACGAACCATTTAGACGTATCAGTTAAATAGTGATTAACTACATAACCTTCCGGCACTGCGCCCATATTATTGATCGCATTGATGTCGTTATCTGCTGTTCCAGTTCTACCTTTAGACTTCATCAGTCTTTCAGCAGTAAATTGAAGCGCAGAAGGAATAATCATTTTCATTCCTCTTGCTGCAATTTTAAGACCTCTTTCATCAGTGAACGCAGCAATGTCAATCAGTGCTTGTTCTAAAGATGTTTCATTTAAATCAGCTGCTGTAGCTAATTCATTTGAAAAAGTCCCTGCTAAAGTTGGGTGGTCAGTAGCAAAAAGCTCCTTACCGTCCCCACCTGCGTAGCTGGAATTGAACCCGTTATTTAAAACAGCCGCGCCTTTAACTTGTTTTGTATTAGCCATAGATCTTGCTAAAGCTTTTGTGTATCTGCTTGCAAGTCTATCGTACAAGTTGTCCTCGATCGCTTCTTCAGTGATCGCGAACGCTAGTGCGATTGTTTCGTTAGTATAACGAGCCGTGAAAGTTTCTTGCGCACTATCGAAAGTGACGCCTTGACCTTCAGGTTTAACAGCTGCATTTGCGAAACCAGCTAACATTACTTCTTCTTCAAAAGCTCTGTCAGAGTTTTCTGTGTCAAATATTTCAGCTGCTTCATTTACATATTGTTTGTATTCAAGTCCGAATAGTGCATTCAGACCTGGTTCTAGTTCTTTAACTAGTTGTGCTCTTGATATAGCCATAGTCTATTATCCTATCCTTCCTTAATTAAACAAGTTTGAGCTTGCAGCAATAGTTACAATACAGTTTGAGTTTGTCGCTGAAATATCATTATTTCTTGGATCGCCTGAGACTCGTACTAATTTAAACATCTTAGTAACCGCTGCTCCGCCGCCAATATCTAATGTTACCACCGATTGACCGTTAACTGCATCACTTGCTGTGAAGCTGTTTGTGTTATAGCCAGCATCGCCGAACATAGCTTGAGTAACGATTGCATCACATTTAATTACATATTCTTGTGATGGATTATCGATTACAAAACCTAAGCCGTCAGTGCTGCCCGTATTATAGTCAGTACCAAATGTAGTGCTCGCCGCTACTGTGTTAGCAAAAACTGGTTTGCTTGTGGTGTTATCTATATAGAAAGCACCATTAAACACTCCAATTAAAGGGGCATGTCCTGTATTATCGAACGCTGCTCCTCCGTTGCCTGTGTCATCAGTTGTGGCAAAACTTGCATCTTGTATATAACCTTGATCTCCACTCGCGTCTTGAATAGAAACTGGATTATTTTGAAAGATACCTACACCTAATCCCGATTTGATTTTGTATTGTGATTGACCTTGAGTCGCTGGAGTATTTCCAACTGTCATAGTCGATCTACAACCAAAACCTGCTGTTTGGTTAGCCATAGTTTTTTTCTCCTTTTGTAAACTACTGTATGTAGTCTACGGTTAGTTGAAATTTCGTTGGTTAGGAATTACTAAAAAATTTAGTTTTTCTTTGTACCACCGAAGGTTACACGAGTCTGCCTTTCTTGTGAGATTGGCATACTTGGGTGCTGTTCCTTCAGAATATCGTGTTTGATCGCTTCTTCTTTAGCTTCATTTTGCTTGTCAAAATATTCCTGACGAGCTTTTGCGATTTCTTCTGGTATCCTAGCCAGCACTAGGCCTCCTACCCCGATCATGCCTGCGTATTTGCCTTCCTTCATAACTGGATAATCTTGATCTGGATATTCATCGCCTCTTACGAGTTCGTATCCTGATCTAATCATCGCTGCCATATTCTTTGAATCATCAAAGCCCATGACTTCGGATCTTATCCATCTATGTCGAAAACCAGCCGGCGCGGGCGGTGCATCGAGAGATGAGGGTGGAGCCCATACTACTTTTTTAGCTGTTTTAGCTTTAGTTTGGCTCGCACGTGAAGTTTTTTTATCGTCTATTTCCATATGCTTATACTCCTTCCGTGATTTTTAATTGTTTTGCATAATCTTCTAATGGCACCCCTAATCTTTTAGCAATTGCTACCTGTGAGGGTGTGAGTTTGACAGTTTTTCTGCGTCCTGTTAAAGCTGAACGTTTTGCTGAAGCTACATTCTGAGAAGGTTTTTCTCTTTCTGTAGAATTTCCTTGCATCTTATCAAATTTATGAGGGAATTCAAGTCTTATTCTTTTATCTACTTCCTCATAATATTCATTCGATTTAGGATCAAAACCCTCTTCTTCTACAAGCTTTTTATGTATATCAAAAGCCGTATAAGTCATAGCAGAATTGTTACCAAACCAAGTATTCTTAGTGGCCCAGTCTTCTGCTTGAGGATCCGGAGTTACATGTGGCCTATATTGTTGAGGCGTAATCTTAACATCCTTCTCTTGAGGTTTTGAAGTTTCTGCTACTTTTAAAGCATTTAATCTTGCACCATCCATTGTTAACGTTGCAATTTGCTCTTGTGCAGTAACCTGTCCTTCAACGTTTTGAGATTCAATAGCAGTTTTTAAAGCCTGTTTAGCAGCTTTCATGTTCGTTTTAACTCTGCTTTCAAATTCAGAAACGTAAGATTTATCTAATTTAGAAAATTTATTTTCTAAATCTTCTTTATCTTTTTTTACTGAGTGAGCATAAGTAACAGCTTCTTCTTTTTGCCGTTCTGCTTCACGCATTTTACGAGTTAGTTTAGCAATACGTTTTTGAACGCCTTCACTATATTTTTCTAACTCTTCTTTTTTCTCGTCCGTCTTTTCTTCTTTTTTTACCTCAACTTCTCCGCCTTCTTTTTTTTCTTCGGGCTGTGCTACTTCCTCAACCTCTATCTTCTCTTCCTTAGGTGTCTCAATTTTTTCTGGTTCACCTTTGTCATCTAAATTAATTTCAGTAGCTTTTTCATCAGCTTCACCTACATCAATTAGGTCTCCTTTTTTTTCTTCTTCTGGCATAGTTCCTTTCCTATGTTAAATATGATGAAGAACAGCTTCAGGATCTTTAATCGTTCCTAAAACCTCATCATCGTTTAGTAGTCGCACTTCCCCACCTTCTATTGGTAATCTTGAACCCGCATAGCGAGCAAAAATAACCCAATCTCCTTTTTTACACCATGGTCCTGATGTAAATTTCTTCTCTGAATAACATAAGGGTCCCATCTTTAAAACATACCCACAATTAGTTGCTATTCTTAATTTCTCTAAAGTTTCTTGTGCAATAATAATTCCACCTTTAGTTTTATCTTTAGGGGTAAACGGTAAAACTAAAATTCTCCAACCTGAAGGGTTAGGTAATTGATCAACGTTTTTAATATTGTCGGGGTGTAATGGATCTTTTAAATTTTTTGATTCTTCGGTGTATTTGTCCGCTAAAGCATGTTTATGCTTTGGGACCTCTTTTGATAATGTCGACGATGTTTCCGCCTGAGTCATGTTGCTCCTTCGTTTTTAGCAGGTTAGAGATTTCCTGTAAGGTTAATTGTGTTGCGTGTGCTTGTCCTAATAGATACTTGTATTTTTCGATATTGTCAACTGCTGTACCCCCTAATAGGGCATTGCTAATTGATTGTAAATTTTCTTTTAGTCTTGTTTGAATTTTATTAATTAAAATTAATTCATCCATTATCTAATAGCTGCGCCGCCGCCTCTAGTGGCTGCACCCATAGACTGAACATGTCCGCCTGCTTTCAGTGCAACGCCTTTGCCTTTTTTAGCAATTCCGCCACCCCGAAGACCACTTACAATTCTTCTTTTTTCGTCACGAAGATTTCTACGTCCTCTTCGAGTATGTGCTTTTTCAGCATCCACTCTGCCTAATTCTTCTAGTCTATTTTCTCTACTTGTATTTGCCATAATTATCCTCTTTTTTTAGCCATTTTTTTAAAAGTTTTAGCTAAGTTATATCTTTTAGATCCTGGAGGACAAGACTTACTTCCGAATTTTTTTCCGGTGCAAGGTTTATCCTTACGCATATTCTTGGTAGCTTTTTGAATCCATCTACCCTCTTTAGCTCCCACACGTCCGCCTTTTGCATAATCATAACGCTCTTCGCGACTCGCCATGACTTCATTTTTAGTCATAGCTGTGGAATTATAAAAAGTAGGCATTATCTATTGATTTTGCCAGATTTTTTATCTGCCGAACCAAATTTTCCATAAGACTCATCAGCAGAAGCTTTAAGTTGTGATTCACTTCTTGACTTTTTGACTCTCATAGCAATAGATTCGTCTTTTCGATCTTTGTATCCTTGTTTTTTAACAGAACCAGCTTCCCCGTAAGGGAATCTGACATCTGATCGTACTCCATTTTGTCTCATAGTTTTTTTCCTTTAAGTATAATACTTAGTTTGTTTGCGTCTGTCACTCATTACTTTACCACATCCCCTTGCAATTGCAACACGGACGGGTCCACCCTTTTTATACTTTTTTTCCCATCGATCAGCAATTTCAGGGTGATTGGCATGTAAATATTTTCTTTGTTTTTCTGATTGAAAAGGCATTATTTTTTCTTAGCGCCACCATTCCTGAATATCTGTGTTCCTTTGATGCCAAAAACGCTGGCCACAACTAAAATCCACAAATTGGTAAACCATTTTGGCAGATTCGAGAAATGCTCAAAAAAGATGTTTATCTTCTCCATAGCGGCCGGATCGTTCGACCAAACCCCGTATGCGAGCACAATTATCGGGAGCGTTAAAATGCAAAGAACGATTTCGTCCTTGTAATCGTTATCTCGCGATTCTAAAAGTTTGCCTTGGTAAGCTTCTTCTCCGCGGGCCATCTTAGATGCATGCATTAATTGTGCATCAGACATAGCCATTTTTGTTCGTTGTCTATTTTGATAAATATGACTCCCCGTTTTGAGAGCCATCTTTGCTAGACCAAACCACATATTAGAACCACTTGGCTTTAACTGGTTTTTTATCTGCTCTCATACGTTTTGTACCTTTAACAGTAACCGTCTGAGTTTCAGTAGGATCAGTAGCTTCTATTGTAACGCCACCTTTTAGATATCCGTCTTTTCCAGCACCTAAAACAGGTGTAGATTTTGGAACATCAACATATCCTTGTCCTTTTTCCCAATCTTTGCTCATAATTATCTCCTTGTTTTATTTATACTTACTTTTTGTTGTAATTTCTACCAAAATCATGACTTTTACTTTTATTCGCCATTCTTTGTTTTGTTAGAGATACTTCTGCACGCATTTCAGCTAAATCTTCGTTCTGTTCTAGCTTTTCATCGTGTTGTTGGTCTCCTACCATCACCTTCATCGTGTCTAAACCGATTCTATCTTCGTCATAGTCCTTTTTACGTTCATTGTCCATCGCTCTCAAGTCTAATTCTCTCGCTTTGAGCTTCATTAATGGATCTCCACCATAGCCTCCGGTAATTTCGTTTTCTTCTTTAGCATATTCGGCTGTCATTTCAGCAACGAGAACTGCTTTTCGTGCTTCAATCTGATTTGTCAATTGTTGAATTCGTTGTTGCGCCTGCATCGCTTGTGGATTTTGTTGCATCGCTTTTGGATTTTGCATCATGGGTCCCATTTGTTGTTGAAGTCCTTGTAACTCTTTTAATTCTTCGACAAATTCCAATTGGACTTGTTCTTGTGCCATAAAGGAAATGTGTTCTAAAATATTTTTTTGTATAGACACCATAACCTGTGGATTATTTTGTACCATGTTTAAACTCATAAAATGTAAGTGAGCATCGATGTGGGCTTTATGATCTTGTCCACCAAAAGCCTGAAAAGGTTTATTTGACATCGCTACAATATGTTCGAGTGATGGATCCATTGGAATGGGTTTCATCGGCGCCGGTAAAATCGCATTAATATTTTTAACTCCGACCGCTTCATACATACTTCGATACGCTTGATAAAGGTTATGAAGTTGTGGATTCGATTGCGCCAGTTGTAATTGCATTTGCGCCATAGAAATTCTTTGTGTTTGTGAAAAGATATTAGGATCAGCCACAGGTAGAATATCTACCCGGTCGTCAAAGTCTGAAACTTTAATTTCTTTTCTCGCGTTAGGAACATCGTAAGGATAAACGGGTGGAAGATACGTTTTAAAAACTGCTGCCAATAATTTAAATTCTTGTTTCAAACCTACGTAGAGTCTTTTGTGAATCGCCGACATTACTCTTGAGCCACGTTCTAATAATGCAACCGTCGTTCCGACAGCCGCCTGCTGATTCATATCGCCCACTTGTGAGTCTGCAATGCTCGCGAATCGCTGACCTGCTTGAACGACAACTCCCATTAATTGTAATAATGTTTGTGATGGTTCTTTGTAAGGCAACTGCATAAACGAATCTCTAATATTGCCTCCCGGAGCGTCGACCTCTCTAAACTCTCCTGGTTGTAAAGGTTGAGCATCATCCCGAACTCTTATACCTCTGGTTTTAAAACCAGCGGGCAAATTCGCTAATGTTCCTGCATCTAAAAGTTGTCTCAATGCAGAAGTTGCTGTTCTAGATAATCCACCAATCATGTGGATTAAACCAAAACCATAAAAACCTAATCCTGGTAAAAATTTAAAGTGAACAAAATAATTTGTTTTATTTTTTAAAGGATCTTCCTCTTTATAATTTCTTCTAATGGATAAAACTTTAAAATTAGCTTCATCAACCGTTATCACATAAGGTAATTTAATTCCTGTAGGTTCTCCATCTTCTCCTACATCTTCATAACCTTCTAAATCTAAATTTGTATGAACTTCAATTAAAGTATAAAGATCATCTTGTTTATCTTTATTAATACCTTCGAGTGCATGTTCTTTTTTTTCTATTTCATTTTCTGTAATAGGGGGTTCACCTAATTCAATATCTCGATAAAACCCTGAAACTTGTTGTTTACGTAAATCATTTTTGGAAGTTTTAATAACATGAATGACTGCTTCTGCATCTTCCAGAGAAGTTGCAGCATAGGGTACAATTAAGTCATCCGCAGGGATAAACTTAGAAACGGCCCTACCTAAAAGTTGGTCGTAATAGACTTTCTTAAATGTAGAGCCGGCCAGGGGTAAATAAAAAAGCATTTGATCAAACTCAGGTTCATATTCTTTCATCTGATCCATAAGTTGATAATTCATAAAATCTTTTACACGATGTGCTTGATCTTGTTTGGCTTCATTCACATCTCCTAAAATTTGTGCTCTGACTGGACCGTCAGCGGGTAATAATTCTTTATAAGCGGTTGCTTGGAATTGGGTTACGGCTTCTGCCAATACAGGATGGGTCACACCGGATGCGCCTCTAAAAGGTTCAGTTCTTCTGTCGTATTTAAATCCTAAAAGATCTAAACCTTCCCTGTAACTATCTTCCCAATCCTTTCTTGAATTTCTGTAATCTCTATAATCGTCGGTAAGTTTGGAACCTAAGTCATCTAAAATATCATCACCTAAAAATTCTGCCAAATTGGCATAGTGATCTTCTCCCCCTTCAGGCGAAGCTGCAGCGGGATCAAAAGAGACTTCTGCGCCTCCTTCTTCTGTCATTTCAATTTCAACGGGACCTTTATCTGTTTGTACTTCTTCTACGTTTTCTTGAATTGCTTCTTCGATTTCCACTTCTCCTGGAATTTCAACCGTAGTTTTAGTATTAGGTAATGGTTTGTCTATTTTAGCCATTTAACTATTCTATACTCTCTTATTGATTGTTTCAACACCTGAAAGACTTTTAACCTTATCGCCAGGTTTTGTCAAACCTTGCTCAACGGGCATTGGATTTTCAGCTGCCCATCTTAAAAGTTCTTGTTGTGAGACTATTTCATCATTAGCCGTATTAACAAAAGCCCCTAGTATTGGGTTATATTTAATTTGCATCAGTACGTCCTTCAAACAAGGTAGCGATACCTTCAGTTTCAAGATTATTTTCTTCTGCCAATTTTGCAAAATCCTCTAGTTGCATATTTGCTTCATCTGCATTAGCAGGAGTAGATTGTAACACCATTGTTAATGTTGCAACGGGTAAACTGGCTAGAATATTTAAACCCTTCATAGCTAGTGGAGTTAAACTTCCTGCTCTAGCCATAATTGTTTGTAATATATCTGTTTTTGCTGCTTTAAGTA